GACGTGAACAAAGGTTCTGGCGACACCGACGCCCCCGAATCCTAGTTTGAGCGCGTTATGTACAATGTTCATGCGCTCTACGCCGTTTGATACGGCAATATCAGCCGCGATTCCTTGATTATGAGTGCCAGGCTCAGTTTTTCTAGCCTCATCCGGGTGTGTTGCGTCCCGATAGCCCGAGGTAATGCGAAAAGGGAAGCCGCAAGCCTCTCTTAGGAAGTCTAATTGCTCTAGAAAATCCGAATCCATTTCATTTTTGTTGGTGTGCGTGCAGTTAAACTCTTCCAACCTAAAGTATTTCACCATTGTCCCCATCAATTACTGTGGGTTGGATAGTAGTTGGGTCAATATCCTTGACCTCTGCTGTACCCACACCTGTTATGTTAATCTGAATAGCAGATTTCCCGCCATTTTGCACGACATCTTTCTCAAAAGCCGCCACAGGTAGTATCCGATCCATTACTAACTTCCAAGCCGCCGCTTGATTCTTGTGATCGTGGTCGAGTGCGGCATCAAAAATGGTATCGAGTACCCGTTTGGACTTAGGGGACGCCAGCATACGAGATTTATACTCGTTAATAATCGCGGCATCACCCTTTGGGCGACCTATCTTCCCTCTTCCCCCCGGAGAGTTCTTAGCCAAATCTTTCTTGGATGGCCTACCAGACTCCTGTTTGCGCTGTTTGATCTCACGCTTTCTTCGTTGAACGTATGATTCTTCCATAAATTTTAAGTAAGTCTAATTACCGACCCACCCTCCCTATCCTATATATATACCTTAAGTTAAACAATACTCCGATCCCTCTTTTTTTACTTAAAATTTCAGAATGCCCAGAATGCCCCTAATGCCCCACTTTTAGGGGGCGGTTTGACTATACCTTAGAACTTAACGGAATTAAAACTACGCCGATATAATCAAACGAATCAGACACTTAAAGTAATCCGAAATCACCTTTTTTTGTATCTGGGGGGGAACTATATATCCACCGAAGTTGCATTACCCTCCCCCGGTGCTAAATTTACTCATCTTTTACACTAAATGACCTGGCAGATTTGATATACATCACGTCAACCCTTAGAGGTGCCATTAATAATATCCTGCAATACTGATACAGGTGCCAATGAGTATGTGTCCGTGAAGTAGCCCCAAGACCCATTGGTTCCCACTAGACAGTAATCACCATCAGCTCCCTGAACTCTATCGAGATACTGCCAACATCGGAGGCTCGCTGAAAGGCCGGGCTTATCACGCGTAATCCCCTAATGGGATTCCACGAGATAACCCGACACACCGCTCGCGCACGCGCGCTCTTCACAGGAGGTTGACTATACTCGGCTCGCCTATCGGCTCGGCCCTCACTCCGTTCACGCTATCCTCGTATCCCCATGACTCCGCCGCAAGCGGCTCCATCAAGGCGCACCGTCACCCGCCTATGTTGCGCGTGCAGTCAATAGCATGGGCGAGGAACAGGCCAAGAGTCGTGAGCAAAAACTTGTTCGCGTCTTAGGCCGCGAAAACTTTTACTTCTACTCTTGACCACCAGACTTGTCCGAGTCCGCATCATTCCCGGATAAACACACATCCGCGAATGCTCCGGTTCGGCCACAACAGTCTGGCCCTCGCTAATCCATGCTGTAGGGGAGGTGTCCCTTCGGGACTAATCAATCTTATGTACAGGGAGTACAAACTATGAAAACTGCAAACCAAGTAAAGAACAAGATCAAGTCAATCTCTATTGCTGGCTGGACTAATCAGTACCACCAAGGCAAGCGTCCAACGCACGCCGGTAGCGTCGCCATTGAGTTCGAAGATGGATCGACCTTACGCCTACCGTACTCGTTCTGGGCGGACGCTAGCCCAGAAGGGAGACGCCCAAATATCACGGGCACTGTCGACCTGTATAAGCTAGGCCAGCAAGTCGAGATGTCTTCTAACTTTCACGACGAAGAGGAGTTTACCAACCCGCATCTCCTGAAGCAGAAAGAGGTTGCGGCAGTAACGGATTCCAAGAAGGTCGTGAAACCGAAGACGCGCAAGATCGCTTAAATCCATTCGGGGGCTTCGGCCCCCTTCATACAAAGGAGTTCTACCATGGCTATTAGTAACACCGACCGTCAAGCACGTTTCAGAGTTCGTCAGAATGGATTGAAGCTACGTGTTTCTGTTCGAGAAGCAGACATACTTCTTCGTCTGCTCAATGACCAACCGTATGAATCATTGCGAGATAAAATAGACCAGCAGGCAACTGAGCAGTTGCGCGAGTCATTTATCGAGTATATGGATGGTCTTAATGAGCAAGACGAACTTATGTACGACACGTAACAAGTAGGAGGCTTAGGCCTCCTTTTTTTATGTTGGTCTCCAATCTTGAGGGCCAGGTCACGCGGTAGTCGCGGCAGAGCCGCGCTATTTACCGCTACGGCTGAAGCCTCCGCTTTCCGCGTGCCTGTCCCGGATCGCATTACTTAATAGTTTTAATTCGCGTAGCTGTTATCCATGGTGCGATGGCGGCTAGCGCATAACGCCAGCTTTGACGCTAACTTTGACGCCAGCCACGCCGAGTCGGGCGCCCGACGATTGTACCGGCTGGACAGCGCCGGTGTCGGGGCGCGCCGCCGAACGGCGGTCTGTTAATTAATTAATCAACAAAGGAATTAAATATGAAATATCTCGTAACGCTAATCGAAACAACAACTCACACTGTTGAAGTAGAAGCAAAAGATAAAATCAGAGCTGGTGTTAGCGCTGAAGATGGATGGTGCAATGGCTGGCTTGTTGATGATAACCCACATTTAGTTGATCTAATGATTGACGATGTAATTGAAATTCCAATGGAGGATGTAGCATGAAAGACCAGTTAATCAATGACCTTGAAGGTCTGTTCAATGAATTAGTCGACTATCGCAGTCGGCTACTTCACCACCTTAACGATGCGTCTGTGACTGAGCAAATGAGTGGCGATGCAATCGAAGATCTGCAACAGATACGGATGTCGTTGAGCTATACCGAAGATCGCATCATTGAACTTAAAGAACAGATCAACAAACGTGTTTACTGCGTTGAAGTAACTACCGAGGTTGAACAGGTAATCAAAGTGCTTGCTAAGAATGAAGACGATGCTATACGAGAAGCTATTGAGACAGTTGACAATCGTATTGAACACACGCTTAGCGCAAAGTATGACATTTATTACCACAGTGATGCTTGCTCACATGGTGACGAATCGCCAGAAGATGATGTGGCAGATATTGAGGTGCACTATGATGAATAAATACACAGTAGAAATACTAGATGCGGCAGATAGAACTATCGCTTTAGTTGACTTAGATTATGACCCGGAAACTGAAGAGATTACTGATGTACTTGAATTGGTTGGTGAGTTTTATCCAGACATGGTGAGGCATGAAGTCCTGGGACCAAGCAATAAATAAGTCGCTCACGTTCTTGCGCCCCCGAGTTGTGCGGGGCGCAAAAAACCCTCGCTTTACTATTCAACTAAAAGGAAATTGTTATGTATTACATCAGTCAAGAAGGTCAGTCATACCCTATTCGACATGTTAAACGATTAGGTGATTTTGTTAAGCGAAGCGGCGCCAGAGATGGTAGTCGCTGGTGCGTTAGAAAGAAAAAGAAGCTTGAGTTTACAGATTTCCTCGATGTCTATGAGGTTGTTGATGGCAAGCTCAAGAAAGATCCAACTGTTTGCCATGGAGGTTGGTTTTAATGGCACTTACATCTTGGCTTGACGGGCAGTTTATCTGCCCTTCTTGTGATCAATCATTTTTTAACGATTCGTCAGTTATTTACGATGACATACTCGACGACTCTATTTGTTGGCAATGCGCTGAAAGCTTAGAGGAAGAACGCAAGGCTGACAGCAAAACCTTTGCAAACCTTTCATAACTTTGATAAAGTTTAACCATGTTCAGAGCTCAACACCCCGGACATCCACAAACCAAACGGAGTACAACCTATGAAATACGATCGAATCCTCGAACTCGTTATGGCCGCTATGGAAGATGAGACTTCATGGCGAAAGACATGGCAGTCACAATCCTGCCTTCACCAGAACTGGGTAAGCAAGCGACCCTACAACGGTACCAACCAGCTGATGACGATGATATCCAGCTGGATGCATGGCTTTGAAAAACCTTACTGGCTAACCTACAAACAAGTTGTTGAGCTTGGCGGCAGTGTCAAAGGACAGAAAGCTACACCTGCAATCTTCTTCGGTACTGGCAAAGACAAAGAAGACACCGAAAAGTCCTACAAGTTTGCCAAGCTATACAACATCTTCAACATCGAGCAGACCGGCATCGAATTACCTCAAGTCGAGCTACGGCAAACCAAGCTTGAGCGACCCTATGAAATGGCTGATGCCATCAAGGTCAAGATCAGCTCCAGCACATTCCACAATCCATGCTACTCACCATCCGCTGATGAGATTCGTATGCCGATGCCAGGGCAATTTGAATCTGACGACGCCCACCAATCTACTTTTTATCACGAATGTATCCATGCTACTGGTCACAACTCCCGACTGGATCGACCTTTGACCGGTGCGTTTGGTAGCGAAGACTACGCCAAAGAAGAATTGATTGCAGAGCTTGGATCAATCTTCTTGTGTAGCGAGCTAGGTGTGACGTATGACATTGCTCAACACGCTAGCTATCTCAACTCTTGGAAGAAGGCAATCAAGTCTAATCCCAAGTACCTAACGACTGCGGCAACTGAAGCACGAAAGGCTAGCGAGTATTGCATGTCACAGTTCACCATGATGCGGAAGTATGAAGCCGCATAACTAACCAAGGAAAAGTGTTATGGAAACTACAATACACATAGATGAGGGAACAATTTTGCTTTTTTGTTACGGCAAAGCTATTGATCTGTGGATTGCAGAACAAGGAAAAGATTGTCTTGAAGAAAATACCTCAGAAAGCATCCCCCTTATAGCTGAATCTTTATTGGAAGATTTTTGGCATATCCACAAAAAATTAATTTCTTAATTGTTCAGGATTCCGCACCCCGGCTTAGGCGGGGGCTGCGGAAATCCCTCACTAATCAACAAAGGAATAAACAAATGGATGATCGTTTAGAAGGACAATGGTGGACACGCGGCGAGCTTGGCGAAGTCGTGCTATCTAACATTGAGTATTACTTAATTAATCAGTGGGATTACCTTGGCTTTACGCGCTGGGCGCATGACTTTGGTATACCGCACAGTGAAATCCTAATGATTATTGCGGCTGAGCAAGTATTGCGAGAGCCGTTTGACGAAACTTTTATCTAACTAAAACAAGGAAACTTATCATGGATCTAACAATTGAATACCTTAGCAAGATTTGCCCTGAGCTACTAGAGTCTGAGATCGTAATTCTCAAGGAGAATCTTCTCGATCTATATAACCCTAGAGATATTTATCCGCAGGTTGTACGTGTTACGGCAAAAAGCTTGTTCCCTCATATCGTGACCAATGAGCAAGTCGTGTCATTCCTTGATGGTAGGGATCGCATTGCCAAAGCCATTGAGTTCTTGAAGGCGGCACACAATCAACTCGACAAGATTCCCCGGCTGTCTGACAACTGCGGGATGGCTATGATTGAGATGAGCCAGTGGACGCACTACCTCAATGAGGAGTTGAGAGAGCTGGAGAAAGGCAATGCAAAAGAACAATGACAAATACTACCCGGAGACTTTACTCCGGGTTTATTTTAACTACTGTCATGCTCATGACATCCGGCCAACGTTTGAAGACATGGATGACTTTATCTGTGAAATCCTTGGCGTCAAACAGATAAATGGCATACCTTCATACAGAACAATAGACGAGGTGTTTAGCAATGACTAAAAGAATCTACATCCAAGTTGAAGCTTTTATACCTGATGACATGGATGAGTTTGAAGGCGCGATCATTGATGACTTTGATCGCAACACCGGCATCGCACTACTGTTTGTTGATGCGTTTGATATCGACGCAGATTACGATGTTGTCGAAAGTAACGAAAGCCACGACTTTTGGGGGCAGTTCGTTAGTGAAAAAATACAAATCTTATTTGAACGCGAATGCTCTTGGCATGGTCGGCCAATACTAAATGCCGAAGATGTATGCTGGGAGCTTGAGGATATGCGTCACTAGGGGGAAATCATGGAGCTGTTTCAATGTATCGTCTGCCAACAATGGATGGAGTCTGGCTTTCTGGATGACGATGAAGTCTGTGATGAATGCAACGAACGGCTAGAGTACGATGGCCAACCTGACGAAGCACAGGAGTGGCATGACTTCGACCCTTACTGTTAGACTTCACGTGTCCAGGGCGAAAACTGTACTCCTCGCCTGTTGAGCCGGTTGACAGCGCCCCGGTGGACACAATCGCTGTTCTCCTTCCCTGCGGTGGCACGATGCTTGCAGTGTGTTCGCACTTGACATCCCGCCGCACTATGCTCACCCTATCCAACTATCAACCACCGGCCCTGCGGCCGAACAGGAGTACACTATGACTACAGGCCCAAACGAGGCACTGAAAAAAATCCGAACGGAGGAAGATGTGCTGGCCGCACTGCTTTCCTATCTGCACCTTCATTACGTGAAGATAGCCAATACAGAAGAGCCACATATGAGTATTCCAGTAGACCCAGTGGAATTAACTCAGATCGTTGCTGTACTTGCGAGAGCAAACACGATGCGAGGTATTCGTCCATAGGGTTCCATTAGGGGGAATCATGGAGCATCCGTTAGAAGAATATTGCACAACAGAACATCAAAAAAAAATAGTTAGACTAAGGTACATTGATGGCCTTAGTTGGAATCAAATAACAGACAAGGTTGGATCTGACCGAACCAATCTACGAAATTCACTTAGAGTTGTAGAAGGTAGAGCGGCTAAGGCCGGCTTCTCTCCAAAGCACGATCACATACACACTGTACCGCCCGGGTATGCAGTCAAAGGATCTTCTACACTGTACAAGGACGGTGCTGTTTCTCTCCAGTGGGTAAAAACTGAGTCAGACAAGCAAGCTCAGTTTGACGCAATGATTAGTCGAATAGAGCTAGCCTGTGAAGGCATCAAGCCTTGGAAGCTAGTCAAAGCACCAAAAAAAGTCCAGGACAACTTGTTATCACTTTTGGTAATTACGGATTTTCATTTGGGTAGTTACTGCTGGGGCGACGAGACTAGCGAAAGCTATAACACTGACATGGCTCGCGATTTATTCTTGTCAAGCATCAAAGACATGATCGACAGTACACCCAACAGCAAAATCGGATTACTGTGTAATCTTGGTGATTTTTTGCATTGGGACGGCCTTCTCCAAATCACTCCGACCTCTTCCCATATCCTCGATAATGACAGTCGGTACAGCCGTATCGTTGATATAGCGATGACGGTTATGAACGAGGCTGTGCGAATGATGCTGGAAAAATACGAAAAGGTCGTTTTCGTCTGTGCCGAAGGTAATCATGATATTGCTGGCTCCATCTGGTTACGCAAGTTCATTAGAAAACTGTACGCCAACGAGCCAAGGCTGGATGTTATCGACAATGACTTCCCTTACTACGCTTACCGGCATGGCAAGGTGATGCTCTGTTTCCATCATGGTCACAAAGTTAAGATGGATAGGTTGCCAAAAGTGTTTTCGAGTGAGCCTCGATTCAGAGAAGACTGGGGCAAGTCGACGGTGGCGTATATCCACAGCGGACATTATCACAGCGAGCGTGTGCTAGAAGACGCGGGAGCTATTACAGAACAGCATCCCACGTTAGCATCGCGAGACTCGTATGCCACCCGTCTGGGACTCATGTCTCAGCGAGGAGCCAAGGTGATTACATACGATTCAGAAGATGGCGAAGTAAGCAGGATCACCGTTCGGCCAAAAGCTTACGGCTAATCTTCTTCAGTCAAAGCACCTTCGATGGCGGCCCTTGTAGTAAAGGGCTTGCCTTTGGCATCAGTAAAATATTTAATCCCCTGAGCTTCCAGCACCTTGATTAACTTCGGCGAGGTATACGCCTTAAAGATGTGGAAAAGGTCGCGATAGTAAAGGTATTCAGTTTGTTCGGTCATTGAGGACTCCTAAAAAAGCCCCGCCGAAGCGGGGCAAACCACTCACCATGGAATATCGTCGTTAGGGACAGGCTGTTGCGCTTGACGGGCTGGCTGTCGAGCAGGCTGGTCAGCACTAGGCTTCCACATATTGCGCTCGGCATACCACTTGCCAGATCGTCCTTCTTTTACCTCGATATTGATCCACTCAATATTTGGGTCTGCCTTTTTCTGTGCGGCCACCCAAGCACCAAAGTCATCCAACTTTAATGATAGCCTTACCTTCACAAAATCTGGCGCACCATCGTCTGGTTGTTTAGCCATCATCCCATCAACAAAAACTTTATCGTCCATTAGCTACTCCTTCCGGATTGATTTTCATTACTCTAGTTTCAAAGGTAGTGAAGATCCCGCCTTTGGATGGGGCGAGGTTCAATGCCTCTTTCACTTCGTTTGGTGTCTCCTCGATGATTGCTCTAAGGATATCCCACTCTTCATTTGCTACCGCGCTTTTTACTTGGTAGACAAAATCAAAGTTCTCACGCACAGCTTGGTTGTAGTGCAATAGGTTAAGCTCGCTTTCTAAAGTCATCAGCTTCTTCCTCGCTGTATGCGTCGCCATGCAAACCACACAGTTTAAGAATGACTCGATCTTTCGCTCGCTTCTCAGCCATCGCAAATGGATAGCCATTCTTGTTGTTGTATGTAGCGGCTTCGCCAATGCTCCACGCGCTTATTCCGCTGGGCAAATATCCATTTACTTGGATGGCTACTGCCTTTTCCAATATATCAGCGCAAATAATCTTGGGTTGTTCGAAGACGATGCCCAGATGCGCGGCGACTTTTTCGAGGGCTTTGTGCTTAACTGCCCAAATGCCGGGTCTTACCTCCCATGCGTCTTGGGTTTTGTCGGCACCAACCTCGTCAAGAAGTGCGCCAATGTTTTTTGGGATGTTGCTCATACTGCCTCCTTTTTTGATTGAGCTTGCAGTCTACAAAACTTTTGAAAACTTTGCAAACCTTTTAATAAGTTTGTTGACAGGCAGGGCAAACTCCGTCAGAGTTAAGAGCTTTCACCACAACAAAAAAGGGGACAGTAATGCAAGACGACTGGGCGCTCTACTCCCAAATCATCAACGAATCTACTATTCAACCAACCACCATTCCAACCAAACTAAACGGCTCTTCATCTTTATCCCTTCTTCGAAACATTGCAGTCAATGACCGCATAGAAGAGCTTGAGATGCGTTTATCAAAAGAAAGAGAAGTTATCCCCGGCATGATTACCACCGGCACTGTAACGCTCGTATACGCGCCCTCTGGGGCTGGTAAGACTGTCTGGATTCTTGGAAACCTATTCCAGAGTATTCGGAATAACCTGATAAAAGGCTCTGATGTAATCTATTTTAACGAAGACGACGGAGCCAAAGGCGTACTTCAAAAAGCAAAAATGGGTCACAAACACGGGATGACCATGATCACCCTGGCTAACTCTCCGAATCCAGCGCTTCGTACGACAACTGACGCACTGCGACTATTAAATGCTATTCGCGAAGAAGGCGAGGCTGACGGCAAGATTGTTATCTGCGATACACTCAAGAAGTTTGCGCCGGTACTCAATAAAGGAGACATGCGCGAAGTTCTCCATGTCTTTCGTGAGTTCGCGGCGGCGGGCGGCACTGTCATCCTGCTAGGCCACTGCAACAAACACCGAAGCATGGATGGCCGATTGATCTACGAAGGTGTCGGCGATCTAAAGGCTGATGTAGATAATATGTTTGGCCTTGATCCGGTCAACGACAAGTTTGCGTTCTACCAAGAGCTGTTAGTAATCAATGAAAAGGATCGTAGCCAGATTAGCTTCGAGGGCGGTTTCAAGTACAAGCAGACTAGTGCGACAGTGGGATATGAAGAATCAGTGGACTCTGTGCAATTTATGACTGCCGATGATATCAGCGATCTTAAAGAGAAACAGAAAGCTCAGATCAATATCGGAAAGGCAATCAACCGGTATGAAGATGAGTATGTTTTGTTAAGTAGCGTAATGAAACAAGGCCGGCTATACGCACAGACCGAACTATTCGATATGCTTCAAGACGAAGAGATTAATCCGAACGGATGCACAAAAAAAACGCTCCGTAACTGCATTGATTTACTCAAAGGAAACAACCTTAAGCTGGAACGCAAGGGCACACACGGCAAGAAATACTACCGCTGGATACCAATGTAATGCCCAGAATGCCCAGAATGCCCACAATGCCTCTAATGCCCATAGTTTAGGGGGCGGGTTAGGCTAAACCCGGGGGGTAAAAGTGGGGCATCACGGGCAAACTGGGCAAACTGGGCAAACTGGGCAAACTAAATAGGGGGATAAATGGATTCAGGACACCGATGGCTAGTGGATAACAAAGATAAAAAGCAATTTTTTATTAACTTTGTTAATCACCAGTATGAACAAGGCAAGAAAATAATCTATTCGATTAAGGATACAAACCGCAGTGATCGACAAAACAATGCAATGCATCTATGGTTTAGACAGGTAGCCGAAGAGTTAAACGAACGAGGATGCTGGGTGAGACATCCGTTTAGTGAAGAGTTTGAAATGCCCTTTACTGAAGTGTTAGTTAAAGAGATGCTCTACAAGCCTATAGGAAAAGCTCTGTACGACAAAAAATCGACCCGCACCCTTAGCCCTGCTGAAGCCAGCGAAGCCATTGAGGTGCTAATAAGATGGCTCTCAGAGCATAAACAGGTATACGTTCCGTTTCCTCAAGCATTAAAGGATGAAATGAAATGAAATTAAAAAGAACAGCCGCCGATCACTGGTTTAGTCGATGCGTTAGATTGCGTAACGACTTCAAATGCCAAGGGTGCGGAACCCAATACGAGCCCAACAGCACCGGGCTTCACTGCTCTCACTACTTTACGCGCGCTAAGAAAGGCTTACGATACGACGGAATGAACGCCTTTGCTCACTGCTATGGCTGTCATCAGAAGTACGGCAGTAATCCTGATTACTTTGTTCGCCACTACATTGATGAGTACGGCGAAGGTGCCCTTGAGTTAATTAGGGAAAAGGCTGAAGATATTGAGCTAGGCAAACGGGCGCATAAAGAGCAGAAAGAAATAGCCAAGCATTACAAAGCAGAAGCCGCCCGAATGGAGAATGACAGGGCGGCAGGTATAGCTGGCTGGCTAGAGTTTGCTAGCTGGGATTAGTCTTGAGGGTTTAGTGTGCGAAGACCTTCCTCCGCAAACTCCTCAACTTCCAAAAGACCTAAACCGCCAGATGCTCGCTCCAATAATCGAAGTGGTTGTTTGATAATCGGAAATTCTGTTGCTAATGCTTGCGGTGGACGTTTGCCATCAAGAACATTAATCATTGTAGTTGCAATGTCTCTTGCTCTGCTTGTAATAATTGGCTCCATACCAAGCGCCATAGTCGGCAAAAAGCCTATTTGTTTAATCTGTCCGTACTGGTAATCGTTAAGACCTAACGTGTTCGCCGTTAGCAAACTTGCCCAGGCATCGCCGTATCCGCGAGCCAAGCCATTAAATGACATCTCGCCATCACCGAAGATAAACTGACGACCTTCATTGATTACTGCATAGCCACCAGCTCCGTATGCCGCATACCGGCCAAGGAACTCTGCCGCTTTCTCTGGCTTGCCTGCTTTGATGTTGCCCATGACCTCGCGCAGTGCTAACGCCTGCTGTTTAACTACGAAGCCACGCAATGCCCACAGTGGCCGCAGATTAGGATTCCTTGCCCATGCCGCAGGACGACCAGCCGCACTAATTAACTGCTGTTGACCTAAGCCGGCAAACATTAACTGCTCAATTAACTCTTTGCCTTTGCCCGTATATTCTCGCCAGTCTACGCCATGTTTCTTAAGTTGAGACTCAATTATTTTTAGCTCGGCATCGTTAAAGTAAAAGCCCCAATTATCCGCCAATCTTCCAGCTTGAGCGTCATCTGCCGCACTGCGTAACACGCCCCGCATTACGCCTTTTTTGCCGACCTGATCCATCGTTGCAAAGCCAGATCCTTTCATTAAAAAATCTGTTCCTTTGCGCATAGCGGTCGCTGTGTTAGCCATAAATCCGCGACCTTCATTTGCTAGCTCATTTGTTCTGTTTACAAATTCACCAAAGTTTTGGTCGTTTAATCCAAGCTTTTTAAGGTCGGGACTAGGGATCTTTTTAAATGGGTTGAGAACCTGCATCCCTTCAAGCACCGCGCGACCACCATATTTTGCGCCAACAAGCGGTATATCAGCGATATTAAGGATTGCAGACATAGGCCCGGCTAGTGTTGTTGCATAAGCGCCAGAGTTTGCGGCTTGAATTAAAGGATGCGGAGCGCTTTGCTGGCCCATGATTGCATCAGTAATTTTTCTTTTTGCGTAGTCAGCACCATCAACAGAAAGCCCCTTAGAAATTAAAGATTCCTTAAAAGCATTCATAAATCCTTCTGGGCTAAGTATTGGTGTAGGCATACCTTTAGGCACAAATGGTGTTGGCTGAAGGACTCCTTCGGCAACTGGCGCTCTAGGCGGTATAGGCACAGTAATATCTACACCAAATTCTTTTTGAAGCTGAGCAAGACGCTCCATCTTAAACACGCGTTGCATGTCAGAGACAATGGGATTGTCATAGTCCAGTGGGTTGGGCGCATTGTACTCTTTGTTTAGATAGGAGCCGCGAGTTAAACGCTCCTGTGCCGAGTCTTTAAATATGCGATCTTCTAACTCAACACCTTCAAGTCCTTCTTCTTTAAATCTGTTTGCATTGGCATTGTTTCGAGTATGCAAATAAGTGCGGCTTTCTTTGTAATCTCCGCCGAACACTTTTTTATTTAGCTGTTGATTCTTTCGAAAACTATAATTTAGATAGGCTTTAAGGGTATTCATGTGCTCAGTATTAAGATCAGACGCCAACTCCTTTTCCAGAAGAGCAACAGCCTCTTCGCGAGTTGTACCTTTTTTGCCTATTTTTCCTGCGGCGTAGTCAAGTAACGCGCCTTTTGCCTGTACGCTGTCGTTAATGATTTTAATTACAGGAATTAACCGCTCAGATAAATCGCCTAACTCTTTATTCGTAGTTCGCAACGCAGTTTCATCTGCTTTTTGATATCTAGCGCCGACTTGCGGACTAACATCTCGCATTAACTCATCAGATACACCTGTTACTTTGTCATTGTAAAATCGGCCAAAAGCTCCTTTTACACCTTCGTATAGCTCCCCGGCTGTTTGCGCTTCAGATAAAGGCGTTCGTGCATATACGGGGTTATCTACCTCAGTAAATTTTTCATTTGCTTTGGCTTCTTCTATAGCTTTAATTGAAGCTACATCATCAACATTTAAAGCATCATCAGCTAAGTCATTTGCTTCTGTACGAAGTCCACCAGCGGACGATGGCGTAATAACTTTATCTATAACGCGGCCCATTGTAGCGCCAGCTAACGCTCCGGTAATTCCGCTAAATGCTCGTTCTTCAAACGAATCTCCTTGTGCGGCACCATAGATAAAGCCTTCTGTTCCAACCTGACCTGCTACGCTTGTAATGCCAGCTTTGCCTAGCGCTTTAGCCAAGCCAATTCCGGTAGGAATAGACGCTAAAATTTCAGCTGGAAGCGCATAGCTAGCAAGCCCAGGATTTTCTTTTTTAAACTGATCTCTAGCCACTTCATATTCTAGCTTTGCATCTTTGTATGACTTTTCAGTTGTTGCCGCCTCTAAAGCCGCAGACAACTCGCCAAGCAAGCCAAGGGTAACTCCTTCGCCTACCTCGGTAACAAATCCAGCAACTTTTTTTGCTCTTTTTTCTTTAAGTGCCTGTAGTTTTTTAAGGGAAGATTCTGGGACAACAATGTCTTCAACTTTTATTGATGATTTGTCCTCTGATCTTTTTTCTAAAAAACGATCAATAGACTCTTGAGGGACGACAATGTCTTCTAGCCTCATGACTATTTTTTTCCTCTTCTTTGATCATATTCTTGAACTTGACCAAAAAATATTTCGCTGGCAGTAGGAACGCCCATAGATTTTCGCAATTGCGTATTTGCGGCTTCCATTGCTTTTGCTTGATCTACTGGGTTGCTTGGATCTAGCTCTGGATTGCTTTCATAGATATCGTTCACTATATCTTGAATTGCTTGCGCGTAGTCAGCTTCTGCCTGAAGCTCAGTTTGAGTTCTTTCAAAAGACTCAGGGAATTTGCGCTGAACAAACTCAAGAACAATTTGCTCTGCTTCTGGAGTCGTCTTGTTTAAAATGGAGTCAACAAGATACTGTTGATCCTCCTCAGACAAACCTCTTAAATCATCTTCAAGGTCAGTCATTAAAACATCCTTTGCAAAAGACAGGTCTCCTTGCTCTTTTAAATCGGTCAGCATTACATTTAGTTTTGCTCTAGCCGCAGGCTCATCTAAAGGTTTAACATCTCTTAAAGCCAAAGTAGTACCCATTTTAGACACTTCTCTTAAGGTAGATTTAAGAAGCTCTCTATTCGCAAGAATAGCGTTTTTAGTATTTCCCTCTTGAAAAATAACGCCATATTGCTCACCTAAAGCGCGTTGCTCTTTAGTTAAAGGTGTTGGCCTAACGTCATCCTCAAGCTTTTCATATTCTAGCTTTGCTTTATTAGCTTCTACTTGTGCTTTTTCTACTTTTTTAACTGCGTTTCCAAGATTGTTGTCAATAAGCCGTTGTTTTTCGGATTTGTATCTATCGCTACTAGGATCAAGACTAGAAAGTATTGCTATCGCTTGTTTTTCTAATGCATCTCTAATTTTATTATCTCTAGTTAAGTCATCAAGCCTTTGCTGTCCTCGTCTTTCTTTTACTGCCTGAACAGTTTCTGGGTCTTGTCGCAATTGATCAATGCGTTGCTTAACGCCTCTCATTACAACATTTTCATTTTCGGTTCTGCTTTCACCTTTGGCTTCTAACTGCTCATAAAGGGCTTCGGCTTTTATAAGATCACTAATGTTTCGTTCGGCTTTTTTAGCATCTACTCCTTTCATTTGCTCATTTAAGCCATCTAATGCGCTAAGTAGTTTTGAGCGTACCTTTTCATTTTCCTCAGTTTCCAGCCTTTTCATTACTTCTCTTCTTGCCGCAACAACACCAGCAACATTGCCATCCTCATAAGAAAGATCGCCAGCTAAAACTTGTTTACCAACATCAAGCATTCGGCTTCTTTGGCCTTTTAATTGTTCAGCAGATCTAGCGGCAACTAAATTACCACTAACCTTAGTGTATGCCGCTTTTAATGCTTCTCGCCTAGCCTGATTGGTTTCACTTTTTATTTGCTCAAGAAGAGAAGAAGCTTGAGCTTCAACCTCAGCAACATTCCCTAGCCTAGCGGCTTCCGAGCTTGCTGTTTGAATATCAATAAGCTGATTATCAAGGCTAATAAGCTCTCTTCTTTCTTTTGACTTACGGATATTTTCTGGCGCCTCACCAATCTTCTGGCCAGCAGTAAATAACCCGCCTGCATAAGAAGGCCGGGTAAGAGACTGAATAAACGCACTGCTAAATTTTGCCATGTCAATCTCCTTGTTTAACCAATGCCTGGAATATCAAAGTCGTAACCAGAGCCTAATGCACCGCTTAACAAGCCACCGCCAAGCGCACCAGCAAGGTTAGCTTGACCAAGACTTGCACCAAGCAATGCCTCAAGACCCGTTGCTCTAGCTTCACCAAATAGTCCTGTGCCGTACATTTGTGCTTGCTGTTGTTGGCCAGCCGCAGTCATTCCGGGAGTAATAGCAGAAAGGAGTTGAGCTTGAGGGAGATAGCTCGCACCTAGTGCTGTCATTCCTAGTTGTTGTCCTGCCTGCTGTAGACCCATTCGTTGACGCATTAGATCCGATCCTAGACCAGCAAACTGAGACCCGATATTCGCTTGTTGAGCTTGTTCTGCTTGGGCTTGTTGCATAGCAGATAGCATTGCTCTGTTTCGAGCCTCTTCTTGCGCCTGAGCTAAAGCAAACTGCTCTGGAGCGCCACCAAACTGCGCTGTACGAAGTCCAAGTCTACCCTGTGCCGCAAGCCTTTCTTCTGTTGCAAGACGCTGACGCTCCTCTTCAGGACGCTGTGCGGCTCGTATACGCTCAAACACAGCCTGCTCACGATCCATCGTAGGCATTGCGGCTTGACCCATAAACTCTCTGCCGCGCTCTACTGCCTCAATACCAGCATCGGTTAGCCCAGTCGCACCTCTTGGCGTAGTAAAAAAGTCCCCAGCTCTTCCAAACATTCGCTGTTGGAAAGCCTGCTCTTCAGGAGATAGTTGTAGTCCATACTGAAATTGTCCAGTTGTAGGATCTTGAGTAATCCCAAACTGACTGCCAGTTGCGCTAGTTACTGTATATGGACGAAATGCCGCTTGCTCTAGCTGGGTTCGAGCAAGCTCACCCATTCCAGTTAAAGCATCGTCACCAACAGTTCCAAGCCTTTCATACGCTTTATAGAGAAGCCCCGCGCCAGCGGCTCCTCCAAGCAGCTGTTGTAAAAACTCGTTCATTTTAATTTCTCCCTAATTAAACCGTTTTACCCATTAGCGCTAACAGGTTTATTTCTTGTAGTGATAAAGCAAACCCGTTGATGTCAGACTCAAGGCCGACAACGACGGTACTGCCGCTACCTACAGCATTCAAACTGCGTTGGTTAGTTAGCTCACCACCAGTAAATTCTGATAACGGGCTAGAGTTAGTTCCAAATTCATTGACGTTAAAAAATGCAGGGTTTTGGTTACCTACCGTAAATTCTGTTGTTCTAAAAGCAGTGCCAAAGTCATAAGCAAACTTCATAAATACCGTGGCGCTGTTTGCACCTACCAACGTAGGTTTTATTTTCTTTAGAATTTTTAATCTAGATATATCACCAAAAGTCAAACTAGGGCTAAAGTACTTAAAACGATAAGAACTACCGTTGTCTGAAAAACCTTTGTATTCGCTAATACCGTCAGAAGATCCTACATACAACGTACCATCAGACAGTCTTTCATAAGCAGTAAACTCAGAACCAGGCCAACGTGTCACCCTAAACGAACCGTCTTGCAGTGTTCCTCTTACGTCAAAACAAAAGGTTGTGCTCTGTCCTACAAAAGTAATTAAATAAAAGTTTTCTTCAGGACTGTAAATACTCCTAAAAAACTCTGTCTCACCTTGAATCAATCCAATAATGTCTTTAGTAATTGTGCGTGACAACGTACTAATAGGCATTGACTTTTCTTGTATAGTACGTCCAAAGCTACGTAAGCCTGTATGTGACAAAAACAAAACATCAGTACCAGTGTGCTGTACTGTATCCCTATCAACACAACCAACACCAGCTACAGTATCCACAAGCGACATCGTTGCCGGTGCTTCAGCGCCTTGGTAGACAACAATGCTGTGTTGTCCAAAAATAATTAATAAACCGTTGTGTGCGGCTAGTGCAACAATCTCGTCATAACCGTCAGGCCATACTTTAGAGATATCAATGCTACCGCTTGTGCCACCTGTCCAATTTTGTCCAATCAATAGGTCTGACCAAAAAACAGTAGACTTATTATCAAGAACATCAGCACACCAAAGACGACCGTAAGCCGCAATAACTTCGTTAGCATTTGGAATGTCAGATGCACTTGACGCTCCTGTCACTGCTGACATTTTCTCTACTGCACCTGATGAGTTACTGTACACCAACGGCTCGTAAGTTCTCTGAAAGAAATAAATCTTGTCGTTAAAGTCAACCATCTTCCAGTTGTCAGCGCTAATGGTGTAACTGCCGGGTGTTTCATCAGCTAGTGTTGTTGTACCGCTAATGATCTTGTTATTACCTACAGAAAATATCTTGCTGTTACCGGCGTTGTCTCTAAACTCTCTAATGGCTCTAATTGAAGCAGTACCAAGAACAGTCTTGTTTGTAGTAATAACTTCGTAGCCTTTACGTGCAGCAATACGTCCACGTTTGTCGATAACTGCATTGTCAGCAATCTCAGCAAACGAAGGATCTTGAGCAATCGGCGAGTCTTCGGTGTTAATACCTTTAAAGGCCGGAGCAACAAGATTAATGCTTTGTAGTTGTTGTGCCATATCAGACAGTCCTAAAAATCATTTCCTCTGGGTGCTTTGCCGCATCAATGGCAATCGCATCAGATAAGTATCTATCTGCAATACTGAAATATTCTGCTGTAGATGTCCCGCCTGTTTCGCCTCGCTCACGCGCAAGCAAGGCAACGGCAAGATGAATCACAGGCTTTTCTGGTATAAGCAGTTCGTCTCCGTCTAAAGATAAATCAGACTGTCTTTTAATCACGTCAAAACGTAAGTCATATGCACCATCAGGCTTAGGGCTTACTAACACTTTAGTGTCGCCGCTAGCGCTGGCTATGCCGTTAAAGGTGTAATACTTAGGAGCGCCGCTAGTTTCTGTTGAGATATATCGTCTGTCGTTAAACCAATCTTTAGTTTGGTACTCCATAAAGCAATTTTGAGTGTCGTTAATTACTGACAAAACCTTTACGTCATCACCAGACCCAGTAAGAGTAAGCTCCTCGCTACCAGTTTGCACTTCAGTCGTTTTGATGATTGTTTCACGAAGTGCCGACCAATCAGTTGCTTGCTCTACAATAGTCTTCGCATCGTTAATAAAGTCACCAGCCATTTTTGAGTACGTGCTTTCGTTTACGCTATTAACTTCCTCTTCACGCAAACGGCGCAACACGTTGTTCATTATGTTGAGATAAGTCATAGGTCAAACATTCCCTTCTTTCGCTTCTGAAGGCTATTAGCAATAACACTTCCTAATGCTTGGTTGTAGTCAGTTGTTTGTGAAACTTGAGCCATTAGCCCTCTTGCATAATCTACTGCAGGTGGAGCAATAATTTGTTGTAAGGCTGGTAGCTCGTAACTAAGGCCGGTTATAGGAACTCGGCCTCCACGACCGCCGCCGCCACCGCCGCCACCCGGAGGAATTGGAGGCTCTACAGGAGGCTCAACAGGAATTGTAGCTCCCGGGCACCGACCATCTTCATAGTCACTGGGCTTTGTGTCGTCCGCACACTCAGAGCATAACGGCCAATCTACTGCGCCATTAGCACAGGTTTCATCACCTCCATCTTCTGGCTCTGGTTCGGGCTCTGGTTCGGGCTCTGGTTCTGGCTGAGGTTCGGGCTCTGGTTCTGGCTCTGAAATAAGAAACTCTCTACACTCATCTGGATTGGCCTGTGCATAGTCAGAATTCTCACAAGGATTTATAGTAATAACTCCACAATTACTTCCTTGCTTATCAGCCTTTGGCGTAACTCCGTCAGGACACATACCAAAGTCACCTTCAACAACTTCAAAGCCGGGCAGTGTTATAGGTTCTGGTTCAGGTTCTACCTCCGGTTCTGCCTCCGGCTCCGGCTCAGGCTCGGGTTCTGGCTCTGGCTCTGGCTCTGGCTCGGGTTCTGGCTCCGGTTCGGGTTCTGGCTCCGGTTCGGGTTCGGGGTCAGCAATACAATCGCCATCAGCATTATATGTGCCATCAACCCCTTCATCTGTTTTGCAGGGATCGCCTTCTGCGAAATCCATAGGAGGATCTTCGCATTCTCCAGTTGTTTCATTTCTTATTTGATTGCCTGGGCATGGATCTAGCGTTGCAACGCACTCACCGCTTTCATTGGCCTCATAACCAGACAAACAGCCACCACAGCGACTTGTTCCGCCTTCTTCGGCTGGTATGTGTGCCCTGTTTTGCTGAGCACAATCTTCCGCGCTTGGGCCTATAGGCGCTTGCTTTTCGGGTTCGCATTGTTGCGTTTGCTCTGAAAAGAAAAACCCTTCAGGACACTGATTACACTCAGGGTAGTTAAGTGCGCCGTTAGTGCATTCGAGTGGAGCTTGAGCGCAATACTTTTCGTTGGCTTCTCTAAATGCAGGATCTTCACAGTCGCCAGCAAGCAAGAAAGGATTTATTTCTTCTAATTGATTTTGAACCTCACTAATAACAAGGCCGCCAATCCATCCGCCTAAAGCGTCGTTAAGAATGTTTGCCAAGTCATCAGTAGTAAAGACACTACCGCCAGTAATATCGCCCCAAACGCTAGAAACTGCATCTCTAGCTTGCTGTACTTTATCTTCAAACCAGCCAGTAGGATCTTCTAAAAAATCTTCTAAGCTTTCGCCAGCTTCAACAATCCTGTCTTCTAAATCCTTCCATGTAATATCAACCATACCCGGAGGTATAGGAAGGTTTAAGCCGGGTATTGAAAAGATTGCTCCAATATTTACACAGTCTTTCCAGCCGGGATACGGATCGCCACCATCAGGATCAGGTACAGAGCCAGTCCAAGTTTCACAATCTCTAGCGGTTGCAGATACAGACCGCCAAATACTTTCGATAAGATCTTTGGCATCTTCAACACTAGTAGGGACTGCTTGACCTGCCGCTTCAATCATCGAATTGATGATGTTTACATCTTCTTCTGTAATATCTGGATTATCAGCAAGTATTTGTTCAAACAAACTAGGGTCATCTGTTGTTTCTGACCCTAAAACATTACCTCGCAAAGAATTCCAATACTCTGTTGCTCCGGGAACATCAAAAATAAACTCAGGCTCAAAACTTAAAAATTCTTCTTTTGTTATTTCTCCAGCTTCATACTGATTAAATAAATCTTCAAGCTCTTGAAGCTCTTCTGCAAGATAAACACGATCAATATCGTCATCATCTAAATCTTCAATATATTGAGCTATTTGCTGAACAAACCCATTCCAAACAGCAAAAGCTTGTTCTTCAAGATAAGCTAAATAATCTTCGTAGCCATCCTCTTCTAATCGATCCATTTCTTCAGCAGGATCTATTTCTGCAATGCTGTCTATATAAGCAAGAAAATTAAATAAATCATCTTGTGATGTGTCTACACCATCATCATCAAAGCTATCATTAAAATTTATTTGAGATCCTATCTCTGCCATTGTTTTGTTATAGGTGTCTACAAAACGTGTTCCTGCATCTCCATATTCCGACAACTCAAAACTTTGAAGTTGTTCGTAAGTTATATTTCCATTTAAAAAATCGTTAACAAGGCCGGCAAATGTTGCTTGATCTTCAAGAAGCCACTGCATTTCTTGAGGCAAACTATCAAAATACTCACTATCTAGCTGGTCTTGGCCGGTAGGATCGTTTTGGCCAAAGTAAGCATTTAATATATCTGCAATAGCGTCCGGGTCTGTTATTTCACCCGGAACATCCATGTCGATTCCATCATCAAAACTTTGCGTTTGTATAGAATCCGTAGTTTTTTCAGTTAGCATACCTGCCGGAGGATTAACTTTAGGCTGATTAGACACATCCCTATTTGGGCTTACAGGCATATACCCAACAGGAGTAACCTCAAAAAGTTGTCCATCTACTTCAAAGATGTCGCCGTATCTCATTTACTTTTCCCTTGATACGCCTTTTGTTTTTTCATAAGAACGCATAGCACCAAGACCTAACATACCCATTAACACAGGCATCATCCCACTGAGATCCAAAGCCGGAACAATGACACTAGAATTACTAACGACGAGTACAAAGTTAGCCATAGGAATAAACAAATAATTACTAGCCAAACCAAGGCAACATACCCAGCCGACAGCAGGTCGCCAACCAGCAACAAACATTGACTTATGTGCGGCTTCAACCTTGTTAACGTCAAGCTGGGCTTTAGCCAGTTCTTGAGCGTGTTTTTGAGCCATTGTAGCGACATCATGAGCAAGCCTAGCCTTCTGGTCTTTGTCTTCTATAAACTTGTCTAGAAGACTTGTGATTGGCCCTATGAGCTGATCTATCATCTAGCAAACTCTAAAACAGCAATAGCCAGAGTGATAATTACTGACAAAGAAGCAAAACCCCCTGTCATCATTTTTTCTAAACGATCAAAACGCTTGCTGTGTTCGTCAAGCTGTAGCTGAATCATTTCGTACCGCAAGGCACACTCAGCTTCGTGTTTGTCTAAACGTGCCAATGCTTCGTCTACAGAGTTCATGACTACCCCTTATTGTTTACCAAGGCATACCGTCAGCAGTAACAGGGTTCTTCTGTGCTTCGATATTTGCCGTTAGAGCTGCCTCAGTTGCCGCCTGATCGACTTCAGCCCATACCCAGCCCAATACGTCAGCTTCGGTTAAGTTGTCGTAGGCAACGAATGAGGGGTCAGAGGCGTCAGGTGTAAAGCCTACTGTGCCGTATGCAGAGGCAGAGTAGTCTCCGTCCATTTCAGTAACACGCCAGTGTGCAACGGTTACACCGCCGTCTGCCACGTTACGCTCAAGGTTTGCGATAGTCCATGTAGCCATTGTTATGCTCCAAATACTGCGTTGCAGATAGCCTGTACGTTAGAAGGTTCTGATGACCAGTCGTCTC